GATGACCGAACCAGCAAGCGACAAACTGATTGCCGCTATTGAGGCAGTTGCCACAAATAGTTTCGAAATATCGAATGCGTCGGCATTCGCCCTCGTCGCCCGCATCCGCCAACAGGATGCGGAAATCGAACGGCTAAAGGCGGCGATGGACGTGTGCGAGGCAGACCGCAAGGAACGCGTAGATCAGTGCAGCAGGATGGCAAACGACTGGGCTGACTTCTGCTCATCTGTAGGCGTCACATGGGACACGCAAGAAGCTGTGGCCAGCGAGATAAACGCCAAGATCGAACGGCTGCGGGCAGCGCTCTATGACATAATCGGGGTTGATCATCACAATTTTAACGGCGAAGGATCGCAAACTAAGATCGCCCGAGCAGCACTGAAAGGCGGTGAAGCATGAGCCTCGCCAGCCTCTACCGAGAACATGGTCGCTTCATGCTCAGCCTTGCGCGTGGATATGTGCGCGACGGCAAGCAATACAGCAAGGACACGCCCGTACAGCGACGCCTTCGTTCAGAGGCCGCACGAAACGCATTGCGGAAATGGCGCGATGGCAAATGGGATCTCGAACACGCAGAATTGATGGAGAAGGAAGATGTCTAACATAGCTGTACTTGGCCATAACAATCCGCCAGAACCGACGCCGTTTGAAGCCGTAGCTTCGGAAATCAATGACCTCTACGGCGAGGCAAAGCTCTGGCTGGACGGCGAGAAGGTCACGACGCAGGAACAGGCGGATGCGCTCAACACGCTTGAAGGTCGCGTTCGCAAGGCCGCGAAACTTGCTGAGGAAAACCGCAAGGCAGAGGCTAAGCCGTTCGATGACGGCAAGGCTGAGGTTCAGGCTCGTTACAAACCGGTCCTCTCGAAGACGGACGACGCTATCGCAGCCATCAAGGCAGCGTTGAAACCGTATCTTCTCGAACTCGCCAGGCAGCAAGAAGAAGCCGCGCGGATCGCTCGCGAGGAAGCCGACCACAAACGCGCCGAAGCCCTAGCCGCCGTTGCCGCCCGTGAGGACGACAATCTCGAAAGCCGGGAAGAAGCCGAGCGCAAGATTGCCGATGCGAAGGCCGCTGATGAAGCCGCCCGCAAGGCCGCGAATGCGAAAGCTCACGCGAAGGGCGACGGACGCGCCACTGGTCTGCGCACGGTCAAGCGCGCCGTGATGGTCAACGAACACGAAGCCGCAGCATGGGTATGGATGAACCGCCGCGCCGAGCTGATGGAGTTCACGCAAGGGCTTGCTGACAAGGCCGTCCGGGCTGGGGCAACGGAAATCAAGGGCTTCATTGTTGTTGAAGAAAAGGTGTTGTGATGAGTTTCTTTGAGCAACTAGCCGCAGAGTTCCCGAGAGGGGCGATAAGCTGGCGAGCGCAGACTGTAACGAAGGACGGCACAAAGGCCATGGCTCTTGCGTATATCGACGCCCGCGACGTTATGGACCGCCTTGATGCCGTGTGTGGCCCTGAAAATTGGCAGGACCGTTACGAGTTCCATGGCGCTCGAACCGTTTGCTATCTGTCTATTCGTGTCGATGGTGAGTGGATTACGAAGGCTGATGGAGCAGGGGACAGCGACGTTGAGGCCGAGAAAGGCGCAATCTCAGACGCACTCAAGCGCAGTGCCGTGAAGTGGGGTATTGGGCGCTATCTGTATCACCTGGAGTCGCCTTGGGTGCCGTGCGAGGTCGGACAGAACAACAAGTGGAAGCGGTGGACCGCCAATCCATGGGATTTTGTGCGCAGTGGAAAATTGGCAGACGCTAAGCCGCAATCTCCGAAGAAAATCAGCGCCGCCGAAAACAAGCGCCAGCTTGCCGAGATCGACAAGGACTTGCTCGACTGCCACACCGTCGAGGATGTGAAGAAGTGCGCCGCAGTCTGGAAAAGCATCGCCGTTCGTGATGGCTGGACAACGGACTGTCAGCAAGCGGCCAGAGATAAATTCAACGACCGCCGCGACGAGATTGCAGCGAGTGTCGAGGACGACATTCAAGACCAGTTCCCCGGATCACAAATAGTCAACGAGACACACAAGGAGGCCGCAGAATGAGCGGATCAGTAAACAAGGTAACGCTTCTCGGCCATTTGGGCGCTGACCCTGAAATTCGCCGCACACAGGACGGAAGACCGATTGCCAATTTCTCGTTGGCCACGTCCGACACTTGGCGCGACAAGAACACAGGCGAGCGCCGCGAAAGCACCGAATGGCACCGCGTCGTGGTGTTCACGGAAGGTCTTTGCAAGGTCGTTGAGCAGTATCTCAAGAAAGGCTCGAAGGTCTATCTCGAAGGCGCATTGAAAACCCGCAAATGGCAGGACCAGAGCGGGCAAGACAAATACTCGACAGAGGTTGTCTTGCAAGGCTTCAACGCCTCTCTTGTGATGCTGGGCGGCAAGAGCTCCGATGCACCGGATCGGTCTGGCGGTGATTATGGAGCGGCCAGCGGAAAGCCGGCGAACTTCTCGAATGCGATGGATGACGACATTCCGTTCAGCATGGAGTGGCGCTGATGTCTGAATCGTTCAACATCATCAATGACCGTGTGCGCAACAACGCGCTTCTTGCCGTCACTCGCGCCCCGGAAGGATACCGCGTTTCGATCTCTGAGCCGAAGCGCAGCACCGACCAAAACGCAAAGTTTCACGCCATCGTTTCCGATATCGCCCGATCCTCGATGAAATGGGCCGGCAAGGTTCGGAGCGCTGAGGAGTGGAAAGCGTTGCTCATCAGCGGACATGCCGTCGCCACGAAGGAACAGGGCGAGGTTATTCCGGGCTTGGAAGGTGAATTCGTCGCCATCCGCGAAAGCAGCGCGAAAATGTCGGTGCGTCGGGCGGCAAGCCTGATCGAGTACACGCTGGCTTTCTGTGCAAGCCACGGCATCGAGTTAACCGAGGCAGTCCATCGCGGATATATGGATGAGCGTTCGGCAGCATAGCACCAAGGAGGCGAGTGATGGGTGAAATAACAATCAAGAAGTGGAAGTGCGACCGCTGCGAAGTCATCCTTGATGAGAGGCCGAAGCGGGGCGTGTATGGATCTCGTTACCATGCGAGAGCATCCGTCGATCACGGCACATCAGGTGGCCCCATGTTTGACTGGGAGGATATGTGTGGACCATGCAACTCCGAAGTCTGCAAGCAGTTGACGGAGATGTCACGGTCTGCGGAAGAAGCCCGCAAAGCATCCAGCAAAGCATCCCTCATCGACCGCATCCATGCACTGAAAGGCGGCAAGCCATGAACCGCGTCATTTCCAAAGCCATTGCATCATGGAAACGCTGGCGGTTTCTGCGCTCCAATCCTGAATTGCGCGACCTCGCAATGAAACGCACAGAGGCCAGCCGCAAGCACCGCGCAACACGCGAGATAGAGCGGCGGATGAATGAGATCACGCTGAACAATTTGAGGGCAAGATGAAACCGCAACCAATAGAGACGGCTCCCAAGGACGGAACGCGTATCCTACTCCACCCAGCAGTTGAGGTAAAAGACGACTGGTCTAAGGGGCATTGGAGCGAGCTTCTTTGGGCGTGGATTGTTGGCGGCGCTGTTTCTGGTGTCGTGCACACGCACTGGCTACCGCAACCACCACGCCCGGAGTCAGAATAATGGCCATCATGATCCGCAAGCCTGCGCTTGACGTGCCGTTTCGACGCGGCAAGGTGCAGAAGCAGCCGGATTACCTGGCAGCGCTCCACCGCCTACCGTGCGTCATCAGTGGCGTCTATGGCGTTGAGGCTGCACACATCAGTTTCGCAGCGCCGGAATGGGGCCACCGTGGGAGAGGCAAGGGCACGAAAGCACATGATCGTTGGTGCCTTCCGTTGCTGCCGGAACACCATGCGGCTCAACACCGTATGAACGAGGCGGGATTCTGGGCAAGTCGCGGAATCGACCCGCACCGGCTTGCTCTGATCATTTATGGGCTTTGGTGCGAGTACGGAGTGGATTTCGTGGACTACGCCGAGGCAGTCATCATGGCGAATATTCAGGAGAGACGAGCATGAAAGACTGGCCGATCACAAGATGCTTTCTACTGACATTATGCAGCTTTTTCTTCGGTGTTCTGGTTGCTGAGTCAAGCCACAACGCTGATCCGATGCCATTTTGGCAAGTGTTAGCCCTGTGCGCGGCTGGCGCATGTAATTGATATAAGGAGAGACGAGCATGACAAAGAAACAAAACAGCAAAATCGTACCGCCGAAAGACGATGACGAATACAACAAGGCGAGGGCCTCATATATCATCGCTCATTTTGGGGACAGGGTTCGGAAGTGCCGCGATTGTGGCTGGCCGTATATTGAGAATTATTGCTGCCAAACATGCGGGAGTGTGGACCCATGAGCGAGCCAGCAAGCGACGTACTGATTGCCGCTATTGAGGCAGTTGCCACAAATAGTTTCGAAATATCGAATGCGTCGGCATTCGCCCTCGTCGCCCGCATCCGCCAACAGGATGCGGAGATCGATCGGCTGCGGGCTGCCTGTAACCAATCTCGACTCGCTTTCTCTGGTATCGCAAGTTCCGCGTCGGCGATCAACGCACTCGACATACTTGATCGCCCGGTACTGAAAGGCAGCGAACGAAAATTCCGTCTCGGCGAGCGCGTGACCAAAATCAAGGGCAGCAGCTGGACTGGCCGCGTCGTCGGCTTTTATTCAACCGAGTTGACGCCACTCGGCTACGCCGTCGAGAGCGAGACAGAACGCGGGTCCGTGCAGATTTACCCGGAAGCAGCACTGAAAGGCGGTGAAGCGTGACCAAACCAGCAAACACCTACACCCTCTCGATTTTCAATCGTGCCGAAGCGGCGCGTATCAAAGCGCAGGCGAAATTTCCGCAGCCAAACTTTGTCGCGCTCAAAGTAGCGGAAGAAGCGGGTGAAGTGGTCAGGGCAGCCGTCCATTATGCAGAGAACCGGCTTTCTTGGGATGAGCTCGAGGGCGAGGTTATCCAGACGATCGCCATGTGCCTCCGGCTGCTTGTCGAAGGCGATCAGGTCAATGGCATTATTCCGCCGGCAAAGTTCGACGCCGATCTGGCCGAAAGTGAACTGGTGGAAGCGATTGATGCGCTTGGACCAGTTGATGACATTGGAGGTGGTGGCAAATGAGCGACAACGTCCACAACGACATCAACATCCCAGCACTGGACACCCAGCATGAATGCGAGCAGTGCGGAAAAATCATCGAGAAAGGCCATCCTGCCGTGCATTCGCATGGCGTCTACTATGGCGACAACTACGACCATTACACGCATCTGAAATGCCACGCCGCCGCGAGGATCTTCGCGGGAAAAACCTCGCATGCTGGTGTGCGCTCGACGGAAAGCCGTGCCACGCGGACATTTTGCTACGGATCGCGAACAGCGAAAAGCGGCCCGTGGATATCAGTGATTTCCTTTGTGAGGAGGAGCCAGCATGACCACCCCCTTCAAGGCTAAAGGCCAGGTCATCATCGCCTATCATGCCGATGGAATTGTCACTGAGGTCGATCACCGCGACGAGACGTTCGCGACGGTCTCAGACTATCTCAAGACCATAGATGAACCGGAAGACTGCATTCGGTTCATTCGGTTCAGCAATCGCACCGGCGTAATCATGGATGTTACCGCCACCGTTATCAATGGCTGGCTGGAAACGGTCGATGTTCTCCAATGGGACGAGCACTTCGGTTGCCCGCTGATGATCCCGGAAAAGGATTGGTTTGAGCTTGTCGATGAAGCCCGCGAATACGAAGACGCATTTGAGGCCGATCCGCACGACGCCGATGATTATGAATATCAGGCGTGGAAAGACAATCAGGAGGACGCGGCATGAGTGAGACAAAGCACACTCCTGGGCCGTGGGTGGTTACTGGGGTATCAATGACGACAGGCAACGTTAGCGTTGGCATGAAGGAACACCGTATCGTCATAGCCGAAGTAACAAATGCAGCATCGTTTGGAGACATGTTGACGGGTGCAATGATGCGTGGAGGCGGCGGTTTTGACGCCAATGACTGCCACACACAACACGCCAACGCCCGCCTAATCGCCGCCGCTCCTGAGCTGCTGGATGCGGTGTATGAGACGCGCAAGCTTGTGTCTGAGGCGGCTTCTATCGGCTTCAATTATGCTGTCGGGGATTGGGCCGAACGGCTATACGCAAATCAGGCTTTGCTGTCAGCCGCCATCGCCAAGGCCGAGGGCCGAGCATGAACACCTGCCCCGCAAATCAATTCGGATGCGGCGGCGAAACGAAATGCCGCGCACGCATCAATATTCCGAAGCCGAGCTATAGCCGCGTTCCTGGGTACTTGGCGCTTGCTGGAATTGTCCTTTTCGCAGCACTCGGCATTTGGGCCGGTGGTGCGGCGATGGACCGCGTAGAGCGCGTAGATCAGATGGATGCACGGCGATGACCGAACCAGCAAGCGACAAACTGATTGCCGCTATTGAGGCAGTTGCCACAAATAGTTTCGAAATATCGAATGC